GTACTACAGAAGGTACATTTGAAGCTCCTACAAACACCAAGTTTGTTGGTACATTGAACGGCGCTATGCGTGTGTTCGTTGACTCTTATGCTAGCGACACAACACCTGTGTTGGTTGGTTACAAGGGTTCTTCAGAAGCTGACGCTCCTGCATTCTACTGCCCATACATTCCATTGATGAGCAGTGGTGTTGTATTGGATCCAACAACATTTGAACCAGTTGTGTCATTCATGACACGTTATGGTTACATCGAACTAACTAACACTGCATCATCTTTCGGTAATGCTGGTGACTACGTTGGTGAGATTGCTGTTTCCAACTTGTCTTTCTCCTAATCAGAGATTGCACTCAAATCAAAAAAGCACCTCCGGGTGCTTTTTTGTTGGCTAAATATCGGCATGGAACATGAAGATATCAAAAGTTGGAAAATACGTGTACTAGACTCTAAGAGTCCTAGTTTTTGTGGCGCAAAATGGCTCAACTCAACCATATGGTTGCGTCCCGGACGCACGTCTAGTTGTCACCACAACCCCGGTCACAACATTGACATTGAAGAAATCAAAACCAATCCCAGTGCTATACACAACACCAAAATAAAAAAAGAAGAACGCAGAATGATGCAGTTGGGTGAAAAACCCATGAACTGTCAGTACTGCTGGACCTATGAAGAGATGCATCCAGACATCATTGGTGATCGTGCGTTCTTGAGTCATCATTCATCTGAAGAAGATCTACAACGTGTGTTTGATGCACCCTGGGACCAAGATGTTGACCTAGACTATATTGAAATTGCATTTGATAGAACTTGTCAAATGGCTTGTACCTACTGTTGGCCTGGCGCCAGCACTACCTGGGTCAAAGATCTAAAAAAGAACGGCCCTTACCTAGACATAAAAACTGACATTCGTAATCAACATGGGTTGCCCAGCTACGACGATGACGGATTTGATTACGGATCAGACAATCCTTACATCAACGCATTTTTCAAATGGTGGGAACAAAGTCTGCACAAAACTGTCAAGACATTCAAGATCACAGGTGGCGAACCATTCATGAGCGGGTACTTGTGGGACTTTTTTGACATGCTACTTGATGGTAGATTTAAAACTGACGCTAAAATCAGCATTTGTACCAATCTAGGATTTCCTACAGAAAAACTCTATAAGTTCTTAGACATTGTAGAAAAAACTGGCATGGATTTTGAAATCACCACCAGCGGTGAAGCACTTGGGGACAAAGGTACCTATGTGCGTGATGGACTAGAATGGGAAACTTTTGTTCGCAATTTTGAAATTATTCGTGATTCGCCATTGATCAAGAATCCAATTTTTATCATGGGCACAGTGAATGCACCTGCTATTGACGGCTTCTTGGGATTCTTGAACTGGGTCAAAGAACAGAAAGAAACTGCTGGATCCCCAAATGCAGTTTTTTACAGTATCACTCCTGTGAGATTTCCTACATATCAGAATCTGTTTATACTGCCAATGGCCCTGCGCAAAGAGTACAGCAAAGAAATTCAAGACTACATGGACAATCCTGAAAACCTTAAATGGTTTAACGAATTTGATTTGGTACACATCAACAGATTTATACACTATGTGGCCACAGCTGAAGTTCCACACAAAGAACTTGTTAAAAACTGGGACAAAGGTCAAAACTTTGACAAAGAGACTCTTACATTTGACATAGATGATCTAAGTCAAGATTTTAAAACTTTCTTCACACAGTTTGATGAGCGTCGTGGTAACTGTTTTGTTGACACGTATCCACGCCTGGCCAGTTGGTACAATAGTCTTTAAACTTTGAACCAAGAAAGATACTGGCCAACTTTCTTGGTTACACTGGCCCAGTCGCCCATGGCTGGTTGACGGAATAGTCGCGCAGTTGAGTACCATGGACTAGAATCACGATTCAACAACCAACGCCAGTCTACAGCAAACCAATTGAGCATGATCCAAGTGGGACGACCCAGTGCGCCTGCTAGGTGTGCAATAGCAGTGTCCACACTGACCACTACATCAAGATTTGCTATCAGAGCAGCCGTGTCAGCAAAACTTTGAATACTGCCAGGATACATGGTAACTCCAACAGACTCTAAGGCTGCGGTTTCTTCATCAGTGGCATCTATTTGCAAGTTAATCCATTCGTGCTGTGGATTTGATTGAATCATTTTTAACATATCTTCAAACGGCATGCCCTTGTGGCGGTTTAACCATGCATCTCTGCGTCCACTCCAGCTAAATCCCACACGCATGCGTTTTTTTGGACCTAACTTTTGCAGCCATTGTTGTTGCAATCCGCCATCGGCATTTAGATAATTCATTGGACTAGGCAAGTTCTGTAGTGTAATACCCAAAACTCCTGGGATACTCATAATAGGCACCCAGTAGTCAAAATCAGTTACTGAAAAATCATAACCACTCACACGTTTGATTATGGGACTGCCACTCAGCATTGGTACAAGACCATCTGTGACCTGCAGAATAATTTCTGCACCCATCACGTGCAAATTGTACAAGAACCGCACAAACTGAATGTTGTCTCCATGTCCCTGTTCGCCTACCACAAGAATAGTTTTGCCTTTGAGATCTTGACCACTCCATCGAGGCTGTGTAAATTTTGGAAATGTACCAGCCAAGTGCTCATAGTTGAATCGCACTTCGTAAGCAGGCCATCCTTGTGCATAGTTTCCACTCAATAGGTGCGCCACAGCAAGATTAAATTGTGCTGTGATGTTGTTGGGATCTAGCTGTATTGCTCTAGTTAAAAATGGTATTGCACCCTCTGGCTCTCCTACTTCACGTAACACGTTGCCGTAGTTGTTGAAGGCGGCAGCACTCTGACGATCCTGCCGCATTGCCTCAGCATAGCATTGTAGTGCAGCCTCAGGCTGGTTGTCAGCACGATATTGATTGCCTTGCTCTATAATTTGATTGATATCCATCGGGTATTTACACTCCAGTATGGTACTATTTTACATTTTCTATAAATACTTGTCAACACAATAGGGTGTTTTATGCTGAGATTAATACCCACAGCGTAGCGGCTAGAACCCGCATTGGGCTTCTATAAGGAGAAATCAAAATGGGTCGTCCTCTAAAAATTCAAAAATTATCTACCGGTTCCGGTAATGGTGGTGCCAGTGTAGGCATCGATCTAGGCTTTCCTGACTTTGGCAGTTTAACTAACCCAGTTAAAAACTCAGTTGGTAATATGACTAATGCTCAATATCTGGGTGTGGTAGGTGGCGCAGCCGCTACAGACACTCCTAGTGCAACTAATCCTCGTGTGGATGTAATTGTTAACATTGCCAATCCTGCTGGTGCTGGCCTTGGTGTTGCTCAAGGATATATTATCCGCCAAAAAGGATCGCACAAATATCTAGTTGGTTCTGTTACTGCTGTTAATGATGGCAGCCTTTTGGTTGGCCAAGCATATCAGATCACTTCAGTTGGAACCACAACTTGGAACTTGTATGGTGCACCTAGCAACTATGGTGTAGGTACAATTTTCACAGCAACTTCAGTTGGCGGAGCAGGATCAGGCACAGCAAATTCTGTGGGTGTTTGTGTGCTTGACAACGATGTGACTCCTGCAGCCGGTTTGATGGCCATCACATACACCAACAACGATTCTACAGCTACTCCAATCAGCAAGTTGACCAACAAATTCTTGTTGGACTGGGCAGGCGGATCAACATACGCCGCTACTGAAGTTGTAAATGATGTTCGTTTTTCTGCCAACTTCTTTACAGACGAAGGCACAGTTATCAAGTCTGGCACAACTGGTGCTAGCAACGTTTCTGGACAACAGAACCTGGTTGACGTGGTTATTGTTGACAACGTCACTTCCTAATTGATTTGACTCACCAATCCTCTCAGATAATTACTGGGGGGATTTTTTTATGAGCAGAGCATTTGTATTGGGCAATGGTGTAAGCCGACAACAGGTAGATTTAGAAAATTTAAAACATTTTGGTCCTATCTATGGGTGCAATGCCTTGTACCGAGACTTTACGCCTACAGCACTAATCAGCACTGATCGTCCTATTAGCGAACGCATACAAGATTCTGGCTACGCACTAAAGCACAAATTTTACACCCGCAAACCCGTTTCAAGTTCTGGCGCATTACCAGTTCCACAAAAGTACTATGGCTACAGTTCAGGACCAATAGCTGCCAGCATTGCGGCCTTTGACAATGCTGTGATTGTTTACTTGATTGGGTTTGATATGGGGCCAGTTCACACCAAGTTTAACAACGTTTATGCAGACACAGAATTCTATAAAAAAAGCTCAGCACCGCCTACATTTACCGGCAATTGGGTACGACAGTTGACCACAGTCATGAAAGACTTTCCAAAA